TCAACGATACTATCAACATAATCACGAAAAGCATCATTATGCTCGCTAACCGCTTTTCGCATATTTGATAAGGTTTCAGGTTGATCTAATACTTTCTTAGATTCCTGTAATTTCAATCCCTCTTTTACTCTTGATTCAGCAAATGTACGAACGATATATTTATCCCCATCCAAGGCTTGTTTTGCTCGCACAATCACATTTTTAAGCAACGGCGATGGAGATACTCTGCCCTCAATATCTTTGATGTAATCCTTGATAAATTCTCTGAATAAGCCCTCAAATTTATCCGCACTTTCGATGGAGGAAATATCTTCCTCACTTATGCCAGCTTTAATTGCTTTCTGAATGGACGGATAATCAGCGTGTACGCTTTTCGGAATATCTCGATAGGCTTTTTCATACGGAATATTATGCTCTTTCAAGAATTGATATTTAACTGCATCACTATTAAGCATAGCTTGTTTTGCGCCGGTATCTTCCAATCCTTGTGTGAAGTCATAATCAAAGGCTCGATCTTCAATCTCTTTCGCTGATTTTTCAAAACGATTGAATAATGCTTTTTGATTTTTCGCTGAATACTCATAGCTAATTCGAGGATAACGAGGCGAATAAATATCACTACCGAAAACTTGAGCTTTATTTACACCTTTCGGATCGATGTAATGACGACTACCAATTAAAGTGACTTCACCAAAATTGGTTAATGGATTGCTTTGTTTTGCCACTGCAACGGATGCGAGTGGTAAACCGCCCATTTTATCAGCGTGCATAATGCCGTCTGCACTGATATTGTGTGTCACAATTAAATCACGTTGATATTCTGATTCGCCTTTTCTGCTAAAACGAATATCATCGTTTTCACTATTGACACTACTTTCTTCTTTCACTACACTAGCTTTATTGAAAAGCAGGTTTAACGTATCATCTGCCAGCAATTGGAGCTTAGAGTTGATACGACCTGCTTTTTGCTTATCTACAAATCGAACATCGGATTTTTCAATCATATTCTCCAAATAAGCGCGAGTACCATCTTTCCCATAAGCACTAGCTAATTTATGGAAAACTAAACCATTCATTTCTTGGTCTGCATGTAATGCTGCAATGACTCTCTCATTTCCTTTAACTGCTAACTCCGTTAAAACAACATAAGAGTTGGATTTTCCTTTCGTATTTTTAAATACTGCGACTGGGTTATTCAATTCTTTTGGAATCTGTTTTAATACATCAGCCGTCATTTCAGGGTGATCATTTTTGATGTTTCCAATCTTCGCAAAGTTGATATACATTGGCTCTTCAGTAATACCCGATTGAATTAATGCTTCTGGTGTTGTACCCAGTTCGATCCAACGGTTATTATCAAAACGAGTTTCAGAAGAATTAAAAACATCATCCACCGCTTTCGCAAAATCCGAATCTGCATTTTCATTTAAGCTAAAGCGAATATCGTTATTTGATGAAACTTGTTCAGTTTTCACCGCACTTTGTTTGATACGTGCAACAAGATTCAATACATCTTGGTTACTCATACGTTGTACAGTTTCATGTCCAAACAGTTTTGTGATGAAGTTGCGTAGGCGTTCTGCCGTCATTTCAAGCCAAGCACGCGCTGATTTCATTTGCCCTTTATGAAAACTTACACCGTAGCGTTGTTGTAATTCCTCCCATTTACCTGTTTCCTGTGCAGCCATTATTTCTGCGAGAGCTTCCTCTATGGCGACGGTGCGATTGGTTACACTTAGATCATCTGTGCCTTTCCGTTGAGTTTGAATCGCATCGGCAATTTTACTTACCATTTTATTTTTACCGACTTCCTGCATTACGCTATGGTAATCTTCTTTAAACTCAACATTTATTCCACGGTGCGCCATTTCGTGCCACGCTACAAATTGCAAACGCTCTTTTCGGCTCATTGATTTTGTTGCTTTAATACTGTCGGCGACAATAGTGATTTTGCCTGTTTTCGGATTAAACCAGCCTTCAACATCAGAAGTGATTAAATTCTTCACATCTTCTGGCGGATTAGCAAAGGTGATTACGTCAATATGTTCTGAGGCATTGCCAAAGGTTTGTTTTAATATTTGATGTGCTTGCTCAATTTCCTGGTTGTGTTGTGGAGATAGTTGGTGTATATTTCCTGTACTGGTGGCTCCCATTTCTTGACGCGTAAGTGTAGGCTTGAAGTGCGTAGTTTTTTCAGTATCGACGCGGCCTGCTGAATCAACATCTGCCGGATATAATTCAAAAGCAGTTAATAACCAAGCGTTACTTCCTTTGTTGCGGATTAATCCTGCTCTATATCCATTGTGGTCAATCTGAACGCTTTCACTTTTTCCATCGTTGCGAACCCAATGCCCCACTATTGAACCTTTTGCAATAGTATCTACAATATCCCGCGTTAGCATTTGGGTTACTTGCTCGTAACTCATCCCGTCTTTACGCATACGCGCTTCAATAATATGAGAAATACCTTTGCCTACAGGCTCACCTTTTTTATTGAATGACTTAGTTAAACCATCATCGCCCCATTCAAAATCCACCCAACCATCTAAATTATGGTTGAACATTGCGCGGTGTACAGTGCGCTGCTCTGTAATCGCCGCATTCATTGCCTCACGCCCCCGTTTGATATTTGACTCAACAGATTTCATGGCAGAGCGAGAGTAAGTTTTAAACTCGTCGCCTATATTATTCTCTGGTGTAAAAACGGATTGACTATCATCAGATACGCTTCCATCAACATTTTCTTGTATTTGTGATGTAATATTTTTCGCTTCTTCAAATGGACTTTGATCTAAAGCTATTTCGGGATTGTCTTGTTGGGTTGGTTGCTCAAAAGTATCCGTAGTCTCTCCCATTTCATTACGAGAATCTATTGAACTATTAGTGTGTAGTTCAGAAGCCGCCTCCTCGTTTATATTCATCGGCTGTGGCTTAAATTCTGTTGCCATTTGTTCTTTGTCAGGGGAAAAGTTTTCAGAAAATTGAACATTATTCTCTGGTGAAGCTGATTTATTATTATCTCTGTATTTTTCCATTTCCTCCGCATAATCTTCTAGCCATTGGCGCATCGCTTTCCCATCTTGTGGATTGATACCATATTGCTGTGCAATATTGCGTACTTCTGTCAATGCTTTTTCTGTTACGTGATCTTTTTTCGCTTGTTCATCAGAAAAAACCATTGGCGTATCAATAAATTCATTGGCGCGAGAAAAATCATTCTTTCTAAACTGTGTAAGGATTGAATGTAAATCTAGTGCGCGATCTAAATTTGAATCAGGTTTAAATTCAGGCTCGATATTTTCGGCTTGTGCTTCTGCTTGCTCTTCACCGAAGAAATCTGATTCAAACTGTGCGCGTTGTGCTTGTTGTTGCTGTTTTTCTCTAAAGGCTTGTCCTTGATTATTCCAACGCTGCACTTGGCTCATTTTCACTAAATCTGCGAGATCAGTTGCGCTTTGGTTAATGGAATCTGTATAACGACGTAGCTTTTCATCTATTTCTACGTCACCTGTGTTGATATGTTCAAGAATAGTGCGTTTTTGTTGGTTGAGTTCGCGACGGTGTGAATGGCTATCAATGCCGCCCATCATTCCCCCAAATACACCACCTAATATTGCGCCGTTTATGGCGTTTTCTTGCATTCCCTCAGTAAGGTCTTGATTCGGGTCGATATACTCTTTTTGTGCTTGATTGAGCGCATACTGTTCTGCTACACCTTGTACTGCCTCTGTTCCCCCTTCAATAAGTGCGCCTTTTACTAATCCACCTTTTACTGTTTGAGCAGGCGAAAGCAATCCTTTAAAACCACCGCCTAAACCGCTTATCGCATTTACGCCAATATCTGTCATAATGGCCGTAGGATTTAATGCCGCACTTTGCCCTACTTTGTCTGCAAAGCGAGTTTTAGCGAGGGAATAAAGTTCTTCAACAGTTTTGTCTTTACCCTCATCACTATCCGCAATTTCATAATAGGCGTTGGAAAATTCAGGCAGTTTTGCCAACGTTTCATTATCCATTGCCATGACTTCATCGCGTTTTTGTCCATAACGACTCCCACCTGACATTGCCGTTTGAATTGCGGTATAGCCCACCATATCTAAATATTTTTGTGGTACTCCTCGCTTAGCTGCTTGCTCTACGGCAATTTTACCGACTTGTTCAGCTGCCTCACGTTTTAACAACATTTTGCCCGCTTGTTTTACCCCAATGGTTGCCACTTTACCGAAGCCTAATGTCAGTACCGTATCTAGATTTTGCCCTAGAATTGAGCCTAGATTACCTGCCCACCAGCGTATATTAGCAATGCCTTTACCCTCGCCATCTAATGCACTTTGATTTAATGCCGATTTCATTTCATCGGACATTGTCGCCATATTCTCATCTGCACCTTTGGCGGCTAAATCCCCCGCTTTATGCAACCAGTCTGCACCAGTGATAGCCCCTAAGCCGTGAGCTAAATCACTTAATCCTTTCCACGCTCCCATTTGCACTGAATCAACCACATCTCCTATAATGCCTTGCTGTTCTAGTTTGGCAGGCGTAGTTTCAATACCTAAGTAAGGTGTTGATTCTTCTTTTGATTTCGATGTGTTGCCAATAATTTGATTGTAGGCTTTTTCAGAAAGGTAAAAGCTCATAATGTATCCTCATTTAGAACAGGTAAAAAAAAAGACCGCACTTTGGCGGTCTGTGAAAAAGGGAATGAATGTTTAACGATCTAATCCATAATTACCCGTTGGATTAGCCACAGGCGTATTTTTTAAGGCGACTTCTGTTTTGAATTTTTCCAAATCTATCGCCTGCTTGCCAGTTTGTAATTGCAGATCTGTGGTGAGTTTTGCTGTACTCAATGCTTTATCTAGATTTAAGCGAGCCTGTTGTGATTGTTGATTCATCTGTACTTCAAGCATCTTGATTTCAAGCTCTTTCTCTTTGATTTGAACTTTCATCTGCTCAATCTGCAACTGACTTTGCATTCGCATTTGCTCTAACTGCATTTCGTGCTGTTGTTTTTGTTGTGCGATCTGCATTTGCATTTGAACTTTAAGGATTTCAGGATCTTGTGGTTGCTGTGCCTGCGCTTCTTGTATTTCCTGGAGTTTTTGTTCATACTCTTCACGCGGAATTAGCATAGTCTGCGTTCCCATACTCATAGACTGCATGAGAGTTTTCGCACCATCGTACCAGTCAAACGCATACATTAATTGCGGATGCTGACCAAATTTTTGGAAAATGTCGATGATTTGTGCGGTTTGGGTTTCTTTTACAAGTAAAGCTGACGTGCCACGTGCTACAACTTGCATATCACCTTTGATAGATGCATCTTCACTCATATTCATGTTGTACTCGTAGAATCGACGAATCAGCGGTTTAGTGACAGAATCATCCCATTCTTTTACTTGACGGCGACGTACTGCATTAGCGGCATTCATCAACATAGACATACCACCAAGCGTAGGCGTTACCTGTCCTTGCTCACCTTGAGCAATCATTGGTAAGCCACTTTCTTCATCCATAAAAGATTTAGATAGTTGAATAATATTCGCTAATTCTTGCTGACGACTACCAATATCAAAGATGCCAAATGCACGTTGCGCTTCAAATTGAGCATTAGCGGTTGCGCGGTCATTAGTTTTCCATAACTTATATGGTGCAAGTTCCCAGTTCCCATCCACTGGTGTTAATACACTACTATTGACTACTGCTTGTGGCCCAATTCCTAAAATTCCATTATCAATCATTCCACGCCAAGCAGTATTGAGTATTTCTTGTGCATCACGGCAAAGGTAAGGAATACCAAAACCAAATAGGCAGCAAACATCAGGTTCACAGGTATAAACTGAATAAGGGAATTCAGTGGTATCAAGTGGATTGAGGTTTACACTCAAGATTTTACCGTTGCCCGCCATCACAATTACACCTTCAATTTCTAAGTTGGCAGCACGTGATTCTTCATCATCAGGAATATTTAACTTGTTGTCTTCACCTAACAATTCATTTGCACCTGACAACACATTCAACGGAATCCCACCGTGATAAGTCCACAACTCATATCTGTTATCCTTACTTTGTGTTTCAAGCCCAGAAAGTGTTCTTAATGTATCGACATAGCCATCCATATCATTGCTTGCCGTACGCGTATCCCCACCATCAAGCTCACACAATTCCAATACGCTTTCTTTCAAGTAGTACGGATTTTTCGCAAGCGCCTGTAATTGTTTTTTGGTCACATGGCTACGCTCAAAAACAAACTGACAATCTTTGAGCGTTGGTGCGGTCATATCTGGCACAAAATCCCACGGAAGAACTAAACGCGCAGCGGGAATCGTCTTATTGACAATTTCTCCCACCCAATTTCCTAGGCTGTCTTGTTTCCATGCTTTAGATTCCACTACATCCACCACAGGCGCACGTAAAATACCCGTGCCAAGAACCGCCGCATAATGTAAACATAAGCGAGCTTCTGCAGCATAGTCGCACTCTAATAACTGATCATCAATCAGCTTTTCCATCGCTTCCGCACTTTCTTTTGCTTGCTGCATAATGGCGCGAGCATTGGAAATTTGATTGCGCAAATTCGGATCGTCACTATCGGGTTGTTTCGCAATGTTCGCAATTTCTGGCATTGGTGTTGGACTAATTCCGTAGTTTTTATCATCGCTAGGGAAAAGCATATCGGTCATTTGTGCTGTCCACGAATCTGTTTTCGCTCGAGTGTAGCCTACAAAAACTTTCGATTTATTTGTTTTAATACTTTCTTCATACTGATTGCGATACTGATACATATCTTTCACCCAGCGCTGCACGATCGGTTGGCGTTGTTTTAAATGATCTAATAATTTGACCTTTAGATCTGACCCAAAAGCGGTGATAGCCTCTAGAATTGCGGATTGTTCTTCTGCCATTTTTAATACCCTGTAACTGAGCTGATAGCTTGATGTGGTTTAACGTTGATGATTTGTTGTTTGAATAAATCAGGCATAGCGCCTAAACATAAATATTGATTTGCATCGTGCGGATGTGAATAGCGATTTTTGTCTGGCGTTTCCGTATATTTTTCTTCACCGCTAATATTTAACTGGCGATAGGCATAACCTGTTTCATAGCCTTTAATCAAAACTCGACAATGCGGGCTGATAATCAGCGCTGGTTGCCCTTTCCCAACCAAACGAGATAACCACCAACGCACCGCTTCTAATCGTCCTGTTGTATTATTCGTATCTGCTGGACGTGCATTGAATCCGTTTTCTAATAAAATTTGAAAGCAGGTCTTTTCATCTGTTTGCGCACGTTGAACGCCAGCTGGATCGCCAATCACTTCCACTTCGCAACCAGCATATTTGGAGCGAATTAAAGGCGAAAGCTGATCTTGAATGAATCGCTGAATCCCCATTCCTGTCGCCACAACTTCATCAGTAATACGTAACTGCCCGATAGGTGAGACTTGACCGATAATTGCAGCTGGCGTTAAACCAAAATCAAGACCGATAAATGTTGGCCAGCCTTTAATAGGTAATAATTTGTCTTTCGAGACGTGTAAATCTTTGTTGAAGTGATCCATATA